AGCATGAAGCGCGAAGCAGTCGTCTGGTGTATGAACGTTCTGCACGACAAGTGGTGGGGCGAAGCAATCCGCAGAGGCTATCGTCACTTAGGTCGCAAAAAGATTGAGCAAGGCAAAGCGCACGAACATTACCAAGAGTTCCGCGATTACATTGCCTTTGCAAATGGTAAGAAGCGCACACTTAAAGGCGCAATCAACTTCACACTCCGCACTGCGCAGTTCTTTGCAGTCGGTTTAATCAAAAAGGAAGCGTAACATGGGCGCAGCAGCACCAGCACCAACAGTAGCGGCGCAACCAAATGCGCAGCAAGATGCAACATACCAACCTGCCGCAATGGCACCGCAAGCGGGGTTTAACGTAAATCAAGCAGCGGCTGGCGCATTGCAGGGAGCAATTGGCGGGACACAGCAAGCGATGAATGCGCCCTTGCAAGTCGGCGCTTACTTTAATCCATACCAGCAAGAGGTCATTGACCGCACGCAGCAAGACATTGAGCGTCAACGTCAGATGGCTATGAATACGCTAGGCGCACAGGCAACAGCAGCGCGTGCGTTTGGCGGTTCTCGTCAGGGCGTAGCTGAAGGCGTGCTTGCAGGCGAATACGGACGCATGGCAGGCGACATTGCAGCGCAACAACGTCAGATGGGCTATACCCAAGCAATGGACGCAGCAATGCGTGATCGCGCTGCACGCGCAGGTTACGCAGGTCAACTTGGTGGCTTAGGTCGGCAAGCGTTCCAGACAGGTCAAGCAATTACTCAAGCGCAAGAGCGTCAAGGCCTAATGCAGCAGGCATTGCAGCAGTCGTTAATTGACGCAGCGCGTCAGCAATACGCAGGATATACAGGTGCGCCACAGGCATCACTTACTGCGCCACTGGCAGCGCTTGGGGTTGTTCCTAATCAATCGACAACAACGGAAACATCGCAGCCTGGCTTATTTAGTTACTTACAAGCCGCGACGATGCTGCCAACGCTGTGTTGGGTAGCGCGTGAAGTTTACGGCGAAGACGATCCTCGCTGGATGGAGTTCCGCGATTGGGTTGTGGGCCATTCACCTGATTGGTTCTTTAATGCATACGATAAGTACGGCGCTCAATTTGCAAAAGTTGTTCGTAAGGTTCCTGCATTGAAATACGTCATACGTCCTTTCATGGATGCAAAACGCAAGGCAATTGGGTATAAGTAAGGCAAAGCATGGCGGTGAATTACAACATACCTTTCCAAACGCAGCTTGATTACATGATGCAAGAGCTGCGTGGGCCTGAGGGCGCGACAATGGACGCTTTCAAGTCTGCTGGTGCGATCACACCGCAAGACTATGCTGAGCTGTTTGAACAAAAGTATGAACGCGCTGGCGGTCATGGCTTAGATCGGCGTAAGCAGTATGCGCTTGAGGTTTTCAAAGGCATGAACCAAGAGGTTCCAGATTTGCCTCAAAATGTCATAAAGGCTTATAAATACTTCACAGGCCAAGGTTTCACGCCTGCACAAGCGTCAGGGATTGTCGGCAACTTAATGACCGAAAGTTATGCGCACTTAGACCCAAATGCATACAACCCTGCTGGCGGCGGCATGGGTGCATACGGCATTGCGCAGTTTCGTGGATCAAGACTAAAAGGGCTGCTAGATTTTGCTGGACAGCAAGGAGGTACGAGCATGGATGGAACAAACACAGCAGCGCAGAAAGCAGCGGCAGCAGCAAATCAGGCGCAGCCGCAAGGCAGAATGAGTAGAATTAAAGGCTTGTTAGATTTTGCATCCGAGCGCAATCCAGAAACAGGATTATCTCGTTTTGAGCAGTTTGCGGCAGCACTTGATCCACTTATTATGCCAGAAATGCGTGCAGGTGAAGCGATCCAGCAGCGTGGCGCACAGCGCGTTCAAAGCGCTCGTGTCAACAAAACAATTCAGTGGCTGAAAAAGAATGGCTATCCAGATATTGCTGCGGCAGTAGAAGCCAATCCTAAATCGGCTGCGAATGTGATGAGCGCTGTTTTGGCGCAAAGAAGCAAAGGCTCTCAAGTTGGCGATACAAGTATGATTATGACTGGCGCTGAAGTTATGAAATTAGTTCCAGGCGTCAAACTTAATCCAAATGCGCCATACACTGTTAAGCGTAAAGGTGGGCAAATTGTTGATATTGACGCCGTAGGCGGCATGCAACCTGAGTTGACGCCATTTGCAGAAGAGGCACAAAAGGGCGATGTTAAGGACTTGCGTGAAATACGCAATGTTGGACGCGCGGCAGATCGGAACATGGCACAAGTTGAGCGCCTTGGCAGCTTGCTTGACCAGACAGATACTGGGATTATGGCTGGACTGGCATCACGAGCCAATGCACTTGGCTTGGGCGACTTCAGAGGAGACGCTGCGGCAGCGGCTGAAGCGATTATTAGTCAGCTTGTTCCAGCGCAAAGACCTCCAGGTTCAGGCACAATCTCTGACGCAGACTTGGCTCTTTATAAGGCATCACTGCCAAGTATTGCCGCGCGCCCTGGCGGCAACAAATTGATTATTGAAAGTATGATTGCGCTTCTTGAGCATGACCGAAAAGTTGGTGAGATTGCCCAGAAAGCGCTTGACCAAACAATAACTCCATCAGAAGCCTACAGTCAAATGTCTGCTCTGCCAAATCCTTTTGCTAATGTGAGAACTTTCTTTAACTCAGCTCCAACAGAAACAGCTCCACTTGATCGTGGAGGCGCAATGGACATTCTGAAGCAAGAGGGAGTAATTGACTGATGGCAAATGAGACAACATACGCAGAGGCGTCACGAGTTTTAGAAGCCATCAAGGTTCTTGAAGAGTTAGAGCGCAACGGCACCATTTCTGATGCAGAACAGAAAGCCCTAAATCGCGCCAGAGCAAGCCGAAAGACAGCCGAGCAAGCAAGATTAGAAACTGCCGCTACATATGGCGGGTTTCGTTCTGGTGTGACTATGAACCTATATGACGAAGCTCGTGGCGCGTACAATGCTGCAAACGAGCTTCTGCGGTCAGGAGATGTTGAGGCAGCGCGTGCAAAATACGCGGAATATCGGGACTTACAGCGTCGTATTGACGAGGCTTTGCAAGTTGCAGCGCCTGAGCAGTACGCAAAAGGTGAACTGTCTGGCGGCGTAGCAGGCGCAGTCTTGCCTGCTGGCGGTGTGGCCAAACTCACCCAAGGAATGGGAACAGTTGGCAGAATGGCAACTAGCGCAGGCACAGGCGCAGCAGTTGCATCGTTACCTGAATTTGGTAGGGGCGAAGGCGGCTTTGTCCCTCGTGTTACAAATGTCCCACCATCTGCACCAATTATTGGCGGCTTGGCAGGTGCAGTTGCCCCAGTTGCTGGGCAGATTGCAGGCGGTGTAACTCGCGGTGTTCAAGACATTATTCGTGGTGGGCAACAGGGCTTTAGCGGGGCAGCCTTGCGCCGTATGGGTCGCGCAGTTCAGCGCCCACAGGTTGCTGGGCAAGATATTCAGCAATATCTACAGTCTCTCGGCCCAGAGGGCATGATTGCCGACATCCCAGGGTCGCCTCGCAGTGTGGCTCAAGGCTTGGCAACAATGCAGGGCGAAGGCGCAGACGTTTTAGGGCGTCGCATTGAGGAGCGTGCTGGCGGTGCTGGTGAGCGCGTAACAGAAACAATCACTGAAGCAATGGGGCCAGAAGAGGCTGCATATGCTGCTCGACAAGCAGAGGCTGCTCGTAAATCCTCAGAGCTTGGCCCAATGTATGATGCCGCACTAGCGTCAGAAGAAAAGTTTGATGTAAGTGCGTTGCGTTCTGGCATCGTAATGATGGCAGATGAGGCAGCTAGCAACGTCAAAAGTTCACTAAACACAGTTTTGCGCAACTTAGGCCAAGAAGGCGAAATTTCAGCAACGAAGTTGCATAACGCTCGAAGCGCGTTGTCGGATGCAATTACATCTGCAAAAATAGCTGGGCAGTCTAACAAAGTGCGCCAACTAATGCCACTGATAGATGACATGGATCGTCGTCTGGACACAATACCTAACTACTCAAAAGCTCGTGCAGGCTACGCAGAAAGCTCATCAATTCAGCGTGCATTGGACGAAGGTCGAAAAACTTTCTCTGGTGGGGCAACGTCTGCAATGTCACCGCAAGACCTATCAGACATGCTGAAGAAAATGAAGCCAGTTGAGGTTGACGCTTACAAGAAGGGCGCTCGTGAGTATCTGGCAGCTCTGATGGGTACATCCCGCAGTGACGCTGCGTCAGCTTGGCAGCAGTTTGATAAGGCATGGAACCGCGAAAAGTTAGAGCTTTTGCTTGGTAAGCCTGACGCCGACGCAGTTATTCAGCGTTTGTTTGCGGAAAAAGAATTTTCTGGAACACGCAGCGATGTTCTGAAAGGTTCGCAGACAGCATTCCGCGAGGAGGCTCGTGAAAGTCTAGCAGACATTCGTGAGCCTGATAGCATGCAGGCTCCCTCACCGTTACGCAGAGCTTACCAAGGCATTATTAATGAGCCTGTCAATCGCATGATTAACGAAGTTCTATATGGCTCTCGTCGCTCAAACCTTAACAGAGAGATTGGCGAATTGCTTACAATGCAAGGCGCAGAGCGTGACAAAATTGTGCCGATATTGTTAAATGAAGCCAAGCGACTACAAGACCCGACAAGAGCGCAGCAGATCGTGGATGCGCTTACAACAGCAGGCGTAATGACATACGGCGCAACTCGCGGAGAATAGAATGGAACCTAAAGCAAAAAGTTTCACAGAAGTTGAAGGGATCGTTCAAGACGCGATTGCGCAGGCTGTTGATTTTGTGGAAAGCGAGATCACACATGACCGCATCAAAGCCCAGCGCTACTTTGACGGTCAGGTTGATATTGGCTACGAAGACGGACGGTCTAGCGTCGTAGCAACAAAGGTTCGCGATACAGTACGCGCAGTCAAACCCAGCTTGATGCGCGTATTCATGTCAACTGCTCGGCCTGTTGAGTTCATCCCCAAAGGCCCAGAGGATGTGGCTTTTGCCGAGCAGGCGACAGACTATATGCACTATGTGTTCAATCAGAATGACGGCTTTCGCGTTCTAAACGATGCATTTCATGACGCTCTGGTCAAAAAGCAAGGGATCGTGAAAGTCTATTGGGACACTCGATACCGCACAGAAACTTACAGCTACACAGACCTAACGCAAGAAGAGCGTGATTACATCCTGTCTGATATGGGCATCTCAGTCATTGAAGAAACAATGACCATGACAGTTGAGATGGATCAGATGGGCATGGAAGTTGAGCTGCCAAGCTACTCGCTAAAAGTCAGCCGATCCATTCCAGAGGGCAAGCTGCGCATTGAGAGCGTGCCGCCAGAGGAGTTTTTCGTAAACTCACAGGCTCGGACGCTAGAAGATGCTTACGTTGTCTGTCACCGCTCTGAGGTTCGTGTAGGTGAGCTTGTAGAGATGGGCTACCCATTTGAGGAAGTCTATGACCTAGACAGCCTGTACGGCGCGTCAGACATATCTGAGGCAGAAGACATTGAACGTCGTGGCTACTCTCAAGACGACTACGAGGATCAGTCAGGCGATCCAGCAATGCGCAACGTGGCAATTACTGAAGCCTATATGCGTTTGGACGTAGAAGGCACAGGCGTTCCAGTTCTGCACCGCTTTATCTGCGGTGGATCAAACTACAAGATGCTAGACTTTGAGCGTGTAGACGAAGTGCCGTTTGCTGTCTTTGAGGTCGATCCAGAGCCGCACACAATGTATGGCCGCTCACTTGCTGAGTTGATTATGGATGACCAAGATGCATCCACAGCCATCATTCGTGGCATCCTTGATAACGTAGCCATGACAAACAACCCACGCATTGGGATCGTCGACGGCGCTGTCAATATTGACGATGTACTTAACAACGAAATTGGAGCCGTTGTGCGTATGCGTCAGGCTGGGGCAGTTCAAGACCTAGCAGTGCCATTCACAGCAGGGCAGACGCTGAGCGCATTGCAGTACATGGATGGCTTGGTTGAGCAGAAAACAGGCGTGTCACAGAATGTCGCACTAAATCCAGATGCCATGCAGTCAACCACTGCGGCAGGTGTGCAAGCAACAGTTGATGCGGCTGCTGCGCAGGTTGAGGTTATGGTTCGCAATCTGTCAGAGGGCATG